TTAATAGGAAAAGTAGAAGACGAATGGCAAGATATAAAATTAGTTGACAATCACTTTAAAGGCTGGAGTTGTACAGTTGACTGGTACTTTTTACATATTAATCAAGAGTTTGGAGATATATTCCATCATCAAACTTGCCGAGCATTACACGGTGAGAAGATAGGTGCTATTGGTAATCTTAAAGATGGTGAAAAACTTATTGCAGATTTAAAAGAACGTTTAAAAAATCCAACACCAATTATTTGTCCAAATCAACGATGCGGATGTGGTATGTGTACTCCTAAAGCAAGAGATGAAAAGGACTTTAAAGTAATATGGACTCAACTAGTAAAATAATAATGATTAAGGTAGATAATGGGCGTGACCTTGCCGGCCTTAATCACGAAACAAAGAATTTACAGGGTAAATTTTGTAGTAAGCCATTTGAAACATTATCAGTGCGTGATGATGGCAGTTGCTGGATGTGCTGTACAAGCTGGTTACCTTATAGCATTGGCAATTTAAACGAACAGTCATTTGAAGATATATGGCACGGCGAAGTGGCCACTATAATTCGTGAATCTATACTAGACGGAAGTTTTAGATATTGTAATCATACAGTGTGTGGCGATATATCCGATAACCGGTTGCCTGATATTGAAGGCACTCCTACACCAGCAGGATTTCCAACACACATTATGTTTGAAAACGATGCTAGTTGTAATTTAACTTGTCCAAGTTGTCGTACTGAAAAAATATACGACCATGAAGGGCCGGACTATGAACGTAAGTTGGCATTACATTATAAAATTATCAATACTGTATTTGACAAACCACATAACAAACATATTACATTAGATATGACCGGCAGTGGAGATCCATTTGGTTCTAAAATATTTCGTGAGTTTCTAGTTAATTTTGATCCAACACCGTGGCCTAACTTAATATTAGACCTACAAACCAACGGGGTAATGCTTACACCAGCATATTGGCGTAGAATAGCTAAGTGGCACAGTAAAATTAGAAGTATTCGAATTAGCTTTGATGCGGCTTGCGAGGAAACTTATAACGTAGTGCGGCGGGGAGGAAATTGGCCAACGTTGCTAATAAACTGCGACTACATCAATAACGAAATAAGCAAATATCCCAACATTAACGTACTAACACAATTTGTAGTACAAGATTTAAATTATAAAGAAATGATCGACTATACTAACTTAATACTTACACGTTACCCTAATTTTTATTATGTAGAGTTTCAGTTAGTTATTGATTGGGGAACATGGAGTGAGGACATTTACAATCAACGTACTATCTGGAAAACAGAACATCCAGAATATACAGCATTTAAAGAAGTGCTAACTAATCCAGTCTTTAATAACCCTAAAGTTAGACTGGGCAATGTAGCAAATGTGCCAGCTCTGGAAACGTAGATTTAAAATTAGTCTTACGTAATGCTTCTAATTTTTCAATGTATTCTTTAAAAGCAGGTAGTTGATCAGTATGATCTTCTGCATTCATAAAATCTAATACTGCTTGCCAACGTTTCCAACCGTACGGATTATTTTTCCAGAAGTCTTCATCTTGTCTGTAATTTTCATATAACCAACTAGCAAGATCTGCAAAACTCTTACGTACTTCTTCTTTGTCTGCTTCGGGCAATAGTCTAATACTTAAAAATGTAGGTATGTACAACAGATGCATATTAACAATTCCGCCGCCAGCTTGTATACCGCCTACAGTATTTTCAAGATTAACTTTCTTAAAATTCTGTTTAATTTTCCATTTAGCAAAATCAGCCAAGTGTTTAATATTAAGAATTTGTATAGCAGTAGCAATACTAACTTGTATGTTGTCAGGTGTATTATCTAACTTGTGAAGATTACGCTCGATAGTATCCCAGTCACTAGGATAGCGTATATAATAATTACGATCGCCGACTGCATCGATGCTGAATCCCACTTTAACTTTTTTAAATTTTTTCCAAAGCTCAATAATTTCGTCATCAACTAATAATCCATTTGTATTATAACGTATAAGAATTTTATCTGAATACCCTTGACGAATAATTTCTTCAAGGAACCACTTATGCTCGCGAATCATCAATGGTTCTCCGCCAGCAAAGTATACTTGTTTTAAATTAGGAATCTGTGCATACATTTCTTTCCAGAAGTCTGGATTTTCATGCCAAAAGTTATTAAAATCTTTTCTATCCCATTGCATTTGTTCTTTAAGTTCTTTTGCTTGAAATAGTGGATAGATTTTCTTGTGATCACCAACCCATTGACTGCTGTCATGCGGACTGCACATAACACACTTTAAGTTACAAGTGTGTCCTAATCTTAAATCTAAATAAACAAGTTTCTCAGGAACAGTGCCATCTTCTTTGGTTTGTTTAATAAGTTCTTCAACATCAATTCCATCTTCCATCCAAGAACCTGTTTCCCAAATACGTTTACTGGCAACCCCACGTGACTCTTCAGCAATGCACTTACTACAACTAGCAGGTATCTTCCCTTCAAGCATAGTTAAGCGTACATCTTTCATATACTCATTGTTCCAAGCACTCATAGGAGTTTCACGGCCAAAATTTGCTGGTTGCCCTTTTTCGTTTTTAACAAGGCCTACAGTATGATTCTCACCTGCACCACTAGCATTAGCACTACAGCACAATCGCATATCACCGTTGGGTCGTGTAGCAAAATGTATCCATGGCAATATGCAAAAAGTCTTGCTTCCTGATACTACTTCAATTTTATCTTGCCATTGTTTAATTTTATTCATTTTTTACCAATAATCATAAATCTTTTATATAGAGGAAGATCAATTTCGCCAGCATATAAAATATTTTTAATATTACACTGAGATTTGAATTCTTCTAAATCTTGAGAAATTCTAACATGCTCTGGTATATTGTAATTATTACCTTGCACAATAATTAATACATCGTCAGAGAGTAAATTAAACCATTGATCGTATTGTTGTTGTGTTATATGTTCACAACTTGTGTTAATAACTATAGTAGCTTCGGGATTAGTGTAATGACACATATCACCTGTAATAGCACTAAATCTACCTTCTATCTCTTGTCTCTTATTAACTGTAGATGCAATTTTTTCACATTCAGGGTCAATGTCAATACTTGTAATATGATTAATACCTATATCTGTATTAAACAACAAACTTGCAAGTACTCCATTCCATCCTCCATATATAACAATATTTGCTGTTACTGGAAGCCATGAGAACGTTTTTTCTAAAGATTCTATTAACCAAACTTTACTGTTAATTTGTCCTTTCCAAAAACTTTCAAGTGTGCGATGTTGATTATCGCTGTTACGAATTGCATCCATCCAAAATAAAACATCTTGTATATCAACTTTCAAACTGCGCTCCTAATTTGTCAAACGTTCCACACTGTTTACTACATTCTATTAGAGGATCATTATTCCAAGTTTCTGCTATTTTATCAAAATACCCACTGTTAAAAATTTCACCCAAGGAATGACTATTTAGATCTGGTAATACTCCAATTTTATCCATATAATCAATCCGCCGATTTTGATTAGGCAGTATCCAATCAAAGTCTAACCAACAGCACGGAGTAATTTTACCACACGAGGATACATAGAAATTTTTGTTCTTCTGTGCTTTACATTTTATCTCTGGTTTAACATCTGTAATGTAACCAGTTACCTTACTCATCATATCTTTGCTTTTTTGTGTAGGGTATAAGATATGTGTAGTTTTACCTACATCGTCAAGTACATTGAATTTACCTTTTTCAAATCTAGTAGTATGTTTAATTTGAAATTTTTTAAATCCAAGCTCTTCGCTTAGTTTTTTACATTTTTCTATTTGATGCTCGTTATGATCAAACACTAACATATGCCATTCAGCATATCCACCAGCTTGTATAAAGTCATAAGCATTGTCAATTATCTTATCAAAGTCTGTGTTAATTCGATACAAATTATGAGTGTCTTCTAACCCGTCTATACCAAATACTGTTCGAACATTTGCACGGGCTAGACCTTGCCACCATGATTTATCTCTTGCACTACCGTTTGTGTGCATTGATAATTGTATTAAAGGATTTACTGTTCTAAGATATTCAAAGATTTCTAAACAGTCTTTAGCAATAATAGGATCACCTAAGTTACCACACATAAACAAACTATCTAGTTGTTTAATAAATGAGTCAGGAAACCAAGACTTAAATTTGTCTAGATTAATTTCATCTAATTTAATTAACGGATTAATTACACCGCCGTTTATCCTTCGAGGACACATAGGACAACGAGCCTGGCACTTGCTGGTAATTTCTAAGTGTATGTCTCGTATATCTTCTAATTTATACATTTTTCATCTTTGGTATTTTGCTATCTGCGCTACTAACGCAACTAGGTGTTACACAGTGTTTTGCTGATTTAAAAATATCAAACCCATGCTCTAATGTTCCTAAAGGTTGTTCGTGACAACTATAGCTACGCTTTATTTCGTTTTCTCGAATTACTATTCCTTGATATCCTGCATTACATAACCAACCTTTAAATTTATTAAATCCAAATGCATTGAATCGCTCAGCTTGATCTATATAATACTTATTACCTGTTGCATCCTCTAATTCAATTTGAGATACATTTTCGCTTTGCCACACTTGCGGAAACCCTATTTGCATTTTATCAATTTGATCCGTTGTGTATTCATTTATTACAAAACTTGCGGTGGGGTCACTTTGAGGTTTTAAAGTAACATTAATACCTCGTTCAGCAAATCTTTCACATCTAGCATATAAGTCATCAAACTGATTAGGAACCATAACTTGATTAATGGTTACAAATACTCCATTGTTTATAAGATATAAACATTTGTCGCCAAACTCTTGCTCTTTTGCAAACTCAGCATGATAACTTGCTGTAATACTTCTTCGCTGTAAAGAGTCTGTAGTAGTTAACCAATTGTTCCACCATTTACTGCCAGGGGATAAATTAGTGGTCATGTGGATGCTTTGATACAAAGCATTACTATCCGCACAGTAATGTTCTATAATTTTATCAAATTGTTTGTAAGCAGTAGGTTCGCCGCCACTAAAACTAAAATGAAAATCTGGAAAATTATTTGCGCGAGCTTGAGCTTTTATACTGTCAATAGTACGTAGGTATAATTCTAATTCTTGATGATCTGGTTTGTCAGACCTAGCATAGGGCCAGCAATAGGAACAATTATAATTACAGAATCTTGCAAGGATCCACGATACTGTAAAAAGACGAGTATCTAATAAAGTTTTTTGACCAAAGCGTACTATTTGTTCAAAAGGTATTTTTTGAAAATTGTTCATTTAACCATTCGAAGTCATTTATCTTCGCTAATTCACTAGGTGCATTTTGCCAAAACAAACCAAAATATTTTCCAGCAATAGCTCCCAGATGTGCATATTTGCCGTATGGCGCTGACTCATTTAATGTACACCACGCTTCTAGTCTTAACTGAGTTTCTATATCGTCTTGCCTATCGATTGTTTTGCTTGATAATTTTACACATTCTCTAAATGCACTTTTCCACGTATTAAACGGATCAGTATTAAATGCTGTAATATTAGATATTTCAGGCATTGCTTTAAACAACGTACTAATACTTGTTGTCATATCAGTTTTTGATGTATCCATGTTTATTGTTAATTTACGAGGAAGTAGTTTAACACCTCCGTAACCATAAACTAAATCGTTAACAGGATTTATACTGCGCCATACATGTACTGTTTCTAAATCCCATTCAGGAACAACATAATCAAATTTAAAATCTTCAACTATTTCTGCATCAGCATCTACGACCCAAAACATCTTTGTAAAACACAATTTTGCCGCTTGGATGTGTGCTTGATGAATTCCTTTTACTCCGTGAACTCTTTTAGCTGTAGGAAATTTAGACTTTAATCTTTCCCAATTAATGTCTGCATAAGGTTCTTGATAAGAAATAAAAATGATATCATACATATTATTATTATACTATTATTTTAAAGTATTGTCAACCATAAAGTCTTTAAGACTAAAATTAGTTCCAAGCATATGATCTAGTGATGCTGCTTTGTCGTTACTCCAAACTAACACCTCGGGGTCGTCGTATAAAAAATCACAATTCTTACAGTAATCAATACTATCAAAATTTTTGTTAGCATGTGCATCACGTAATTTATTGTATGCTTCTCCGTTCCATATTTCTTCTATTGATTGTGTTTCTACATGTCCTAGCACACTTAAACTTTCGTTTGGTGGACCCATTGTTTGACAACACGAAGTAACTGCGCCTGTAAGACCATTATTGCCACCGGCTCGGATTGTAATTTCAGGAGCAAATGGTCTACCACAAGTTCTACGTTTTTTAGGATCTCTAAAATATACAGGAGTATAATTGCCACTCCAGTTGTGCATTTTCCATATGTATCCTAACGTTCCAGTTGGGCCAATAAAATTATTACGGTACTGTTCAACTTCGTAATCTATTTGCGTATTATCTAATATCAAATGATAACTAGACAGTATACATTTGCTGTTAGATTTTTTAATATACTCTTTGGCCTTTATTACATTGGTCTTTAGTAAATCAAAATTATCAACATTCATCCACTCACGATATTTTTCTTTATTGTATCCAATACAGCTAAATCTTGCAAAACTTAGTCCAGCGTCTACACAATCTTGCATGAAATGACCGCTGAAAAAACTTCCATTAGTATACATAAAACTAGGAAAATTTCGTTTAGTGCATGCTTCTATGTACAAAGGCAAATCTTTAGCAAGAGTAGGTTCGCCACTACCTTCAAGATTAATAACTGGATTACCTGGTAACTGATCTAATATATTTTCAAACATATTAAGTGGCATTTTACGTGTCCAGGCCTTGCCTCTACCTTCAGTCTGTGGACACATTTGACAGGTATAATTACATCCCCCAAAAACTTCAACTACTGCACGTTCTAGATTAGGTACGCTCAATTTTAACTCCATGTCCTTCAAAATTATTAAACGACGGTAATAGTAGCATTGCTTTTACCTTTGTATCCATAGACTGATCTTCAATAGTTATTTTTATGCGTTTTTTTTCAGTTTTTAATATTTTTGTTTCATCATATCCTAACTCAGCTAAATCAAAATTAGCTTCAATCTTAGTTTTTCTAAAAAACTTTTTCATCTGTGCATGTGTCTCGACCATTGCAGGTTTAATAGTAAATCCATCTAAATGAACATGCGGTATATAATGACCGCGTTCATCTGTAACTACTAAAAAAACTTTAGAGCTATTAGTATATTCAGCAATTTCTTCTACTGTGTTAAATTCTTTTATAAATTGCATAGGTTGACCGCCTGTATTAAAACAAAGACAATCTATTTCATCGGGTGCAAAATATTTTATAATTGCTTGTCTTGTTCCACCCGGATGTATTCTCCAGTCAAGAGACACAGGACTCCAATGAACCCCAACTGGCTTTCTTAGACCGCCTTCAGTAAAAAATCCATGTGTAAGCCAAACTGCTTTTACATATCCTTCAATTTCTTCTTGATATCTGTTATACACAGGATCTGTGTGAGATAACCATATAGTAGGTTCTACTTCTTTATTAATACCGTATTGAAAATAATTTATTAAGTAGTTTTCGTAGTTTTTAATTCTGGGCCAATAACTTAACATGTGTTTAGACACACGAGCTATACCTAATATTTCGTCAGGTTTCTTAATATTCCAAAATTCATTTCCAGCATTTTCCCATATACCATTAATAAAATTAGCCATTCCATTTACTCCACATACGTTCTAACATAGGAAAATAACCAATATCAGTATGTCTGTAGTCGTATTCTATGCGTTTTTTATTAAATTCAATTGAGTAAAAATCTGTATATTCTTTAAAAAAATCTACTGCCTCAGTATATGGCATATCAATAATTTTTCCCACAGGTGCATAACCAAGTGCAAGCTGTTCGTCTGTAGGATCTACTCCTCTTGCTTCTAACCATTTTGTAAAATTGTCATCCATAGGCAATTCATAGCCTGTTCCAAAGTAACAATTAAACTCGCCGCTGATTATTCTGTGTTCTGAAATGCCATTTGCTTCTACTATATTATCATTGTCAAGATATGCTTCGTACCATGTCTTGCCTGTTTGCGCATAATGAAGATAAACTAAACCATCAGTAATGTCTCTAGTAAAATTTCGTTTTTCTTCTAGAGGAATTTCAATACGATCTGTTACTCCAAGTACATTATAATAAAAATATCCGTTGGTCCATTCAGGGCTATTTTTTTCTGTTTCATACCATGCCTCTAATTCATGGCAACAATGGTTAAGCATAGATATTGCATTTCTTGTTTCCCCATTAGCTTTAGCTAAAACAGTACCTGGTTTCCATAATTGTCCTTGTGTTATTTCAAAATGATGATGTAGAACATTAAGAAGATCTTGATTGTGTTCGTATCTTAAAGAACTAAAATCTTCATTAATTCTATATGCTTTATAATAATTTATTGTTTGGATACTCCTATCTAAATCATTACAAATATGTTCTCGCGTTCTGCAATCGTTATGAAACCCTAACAAACTAAAATTCTTTTGAAATATTTTGTTATTATGTGTTAGTAATAAATGATCTAATTGTTTAGTCCATGCAGATGCCAATGCTGTATCATCAGGTTTAATCTGAAGATATTTTATTTGATTATCTTTATTTCTAAAACCAAGCTCTATCATATATTGCTCTTTTAATTTGCTCTGCATGTGCATGTTGAGAACGTATACCAGGATGCATTTTATCTCTAGCGCATTTATCATCAATATTAGGAAAAGGTTTTATTGTTTCATTAGGGTACATAACCTCACATAAATCGTTTAGTGGATAATCCCAAGAACATAAAATTATTTTTATATTTTTATGTTCTGCTAAATCATGTATCCAGTTTACATAAGATACTGCTTGTACTATATAATATTCCTCGTCTAAAGCAGTAAGCTGATTACTTAATTCTTCATACTGTTGATGCGGCCATTGGGGTATAAGATTAACAATTTTACCTTGATCGTCAAGATACATTTGTCTATGCCATTGCGGCAAGGTAAACACAGCATAATCAAGATCTATTACTTTAGAGGCAGCACTAAACGTTTTTGCCACCCTTTGTAAAGAAGATCCACCTATAGCTAAATTAAAACAATTAAGGTCAAACTGCTTTGAAACCATACTAACAAATGTATCTTTATATTCTATACCTTCACCAAATGTAAAACTACAACCAAAAAATCCAATTTTAGGTCTAGGAGAATTAAAGTCCCATATTTCTCTAAAATTGTATCTATTGATAACGTACTCCCAATCTCCAGGTTTTACTATTTTTTCCTCTGCTGAATTCATACCTAGTACAGTTGTATAGCCGCGCTCATAGTCATCTTTAGACCATACTGATTTTTTAATACCAAATTGTGCAAGGTCGTCAATACTATTAACATGACTTGATGATGTTTTTACATATTTTATATACTCTTCAAGAGTTAAACCTCTTATATATTTTTTTATTTTATTTAACATTGATAAGCTCCGGATTAAATGCAAAAACATCATTGTTTCGAATAGTATCAATCTGTTGCGATTTCCATTTAAACTTTTCAAATAGTATGCTGCGATCTTCACTATACATAAAATCAATAATATTTTGCCAACCGCTAAAAGGTATTGCTGTGTCAGCCTCAAGCTTCTTGCCATACTTTGTTATTTTTTCAGCGGCTTGATCTTTTAAATGGGCAGGAAGAACTGTTATACTATAATAATCAGGAGTAAACAAAGGATTCAGGTGAAATCTATCAACCCAATAATTTTCAATGTTGAAGCCCATGTGCTTGTGTATTGATTTTAAAGGCATAAGATCTGCTTTATGTAAAACTTCATGCAATTCTGTTAATCTAAATATATTTAATATACTCACTGTAGGATGAAACCAATAATCAACTACTCCGCTTTCTCGTATACGTTTTAAATTTTCAAATGTAGATTTCCAGTTACCTTTATATCTGATATATTCAAATGCATCACCTTCGCCATCGATGCTCAAACTTAAATGTACATGTTTAAATTTTTTCCAATAATCTAATACATTGTCTTTATCTCTACCTAACGTGGTCCCATTGGTACTGTATCTTAATTCAATGTCATATTTTTTACGTTCATCAAGTAGTTTTAAAATTTTCCAATGTTCAGGCATCATTAGTGGTTCGCCACCTGCAAAATGTATCTGCTTCATTGTATCTAAATTTTGTGCAATGTCGTCCCAAAATAAATCTGCTTTTTCTAAATCAATTAATCTTGTTTCAGAATATTTGTCGTATCCAGGATGTAGTTTAATCCAATCAGATGCCCACTGTGTACTAAACAGTGGTGAACATGTTGTGCAAGCTAGATTACAATAGTTACTAAATCTAAAATCCCAGTATTTTAATTGCAATGAAGGAATGGCACCGTCTATATCTGTTTGTTCAATTAACGGTTGCATTTCTGCATACCATCTATCATTAAAGCCTGTTCGCATACTATTAAGTCCAACAGCTTCTTTAGAAGTACATCTTTCACAAGCAGTAGGCAGAGGCTTGCCTTCAAGCATATTTTTCCTCATTACTTTAGCTTGATCACTATTAACAATTTCTATAAGTTTTTGAGTTTTTACATTTCCAAAACTATTTTCGTTTTTTAATGGGGTTTGACAACATGCAAAAGCTCTACCGTCGTTGATGACGTGCAAGTGCATCCAGGGTGCTACACAAAAATTATTAAAATCTTTATTCATATTGCATTTCTTTGAAAAGGTCGTAAAATTTCCAAGTGTGTTTTTTATCATAAAACTTTTTCTTATTGGCCTCGATAAATGGTTTTGTTAAAATTATACGATCATTAATTTCTTCTTTAGACAATTTAGATAATCTGTCAACTTCAGTCATTATTAAATTTAATTTAATTTTTAAATCACTAACACTATCATATGTTTCATTAAACAGATCTACATAACTAAAATATCCTTCGTTATTAAGATAACGCATAGTAGATAAACTTCCTACTACCATAAAAGGATAACCTTGAGCAATAGCGTTCCATATATTTGGCGATACCCATAGTGCATTTGTTTCTGACAGATACGTTTTATCCATCATAGGTGTGAACGGCTCTGCTACAATTGCAAATAGACTGTCTTCTAATGACTCCGATATATTTGCGATAGTTGTCTCAGATGATAATAAATTATTAATTATATCTTTTTTTGACTGTTTGTTATTTAACAATGACTCATTAGTAAATATTTTACTATCTAAATTTAGATTTTTGTTTTTCTTAACATTAAATTCATAGCAACCTTTATCTAATAATTCTCTAGATTCTAGTTCAGTAATAGTAGCCAGTGAATGCATTGACGATTCACCAGTTAATGCTGTAAATAGTAAACTGGGATTATTCCAATTATTGATATCAAAACTTTCACGCACTTCATCATCTAGTAAAAATGTGACCCAATGATAATCAATATTTTGATACTTAGATTTACAAGTTAGTTGATAAGCAATTTGCCACCAATCAATACCAAATACTTTAACCTTGTCAAATAATTCCTGATAGGAACAATTAATATCACCGGTTATTAAATAAATTTGATCAGTAGGAACTCCGTTTCGAATTAATACATCAATTCTTTCTTTAAGATTTTGCATAAAGTTATAATCACCTATCCATTGTTGATAAAGTAATAATAATTTCATTTTTCGTTTTTTAATACGAGTTAATGTCTTTTCCGGAATAATATCAATAAGACGATTCCGTATTGCTGTTTTTGAAAGCTCCAATGGATAAAATAAATTTGACGCCATATCTCTTTTAGTAAACAAATTAACTGTGACTTCGTTTGCCTTCATTACATTATAAAAATACGTAGTTTTAAGGACTTGATCACTGTATTCTAAACTAGACATCACTGGAATATCGTACTGTTTATTAATTTTATATCGTGTTATGCCGTTAGGAACAGGTATTCCGTTAACAATATTATCGTAATATAAATTAATTGTAGGTCGCAATAGGATCATCAATGTTCCTTGAGTCAGGTGTTAACACCCAGCCTTCTTTGTCTGCTAACTCTTTTATTGCTATGTCTGTATCAGGTATAGTATCAATCCAATCTGTTAAAATTTTAGGAAATACATATATGGATTTTGATCTGCGCTGATCGTACTGCTGATAAAAAGTTTTAAAGTCTCTCCACAGTGTAATAGGATTACTTGTTCTGCGATGAGGTGCATCTACTGTAACAAGATAATCAATTAATCTTTCAATACTTGCACGTTCAAATTCGTGCCAACCTGGTAGGTCTTTATTTTGCGCATACCATGTTGACAGCTTTTTATGGCAATGATCTTTAATATGATTAGGTAGTGCCAACGGACTTTGAAAACTAGGAAATCTTAACAGATTTAAACTAACAGTAGGAGTTCTACTTTGTGTCATTTCTTTTAGCTGGTACATTTCGTCAAGAAATTCAGTAATACTAAACAAAGATAAACTATTAATAGTCATCATTATGTGTACACCTTTATAGTTTGCTTCTGTAAGAATTCTTTTTAGATTTGTTTTCCATAGTTGATAATCTAGACCATCACGTATGTATTCTGCTTGATCGCCTACTGCTTCGCAACTTGTGTACAAATCAAAGTGTTTAATATTTTTTGATTTAGCAATTAACTTATCTATAATATCAGACTTTGCAATTAAGTTACTGTTAATAGCAAATCTCATATCACTGTTTTGCGCTTCAAACCAATCAAATAATTTCCATGTGTTACCACTCATTAGAGGTTCGCCGCCTGTGATTCGTAACTCTTGTAGACTTTCTGATAGTCCGTTATCCCACCATTTCCAAAATGCTTGTACATAGGGATTATCTTCAT